TATGTCTAGATGTGTTTGCTGTCTGACCATCGTCTTCTTCGACCCCTTTACCGCCCCAACGACTATATGTACCTGACGAAACACCATGACGTTTTTCTTGTGCATGTGCTAAGTCAAGTGCCGAACGTCCTGCTCTGGCAAAATCTGTACGCTGAGCAAGTTTTTCAAACATATCACGCAATTCTTCGCTCGACATGCCTAGTAAACGTTGCTTATGCTTTTCTACATTGTCCGGCAATCCTGCTGCTTCAGGTTCTTCAACAGCAATCTGGCTAGTGTCAGTTAAACCGTCCATACTGTCTACTTCGCCTGGCTCTTCTTCGTTGTCTACTTCGAAGTCTTCTGTCTGTGGCACATCATATACATTTTCATTAAGTTGTTGTGTAGTAGTATCTACTCCTGCAAGGCGTAGTAGTTCACTTATCTCTTTATCCATTATTTAATTTCCTTATTCGCCTGACAAAAAGTATTTGTCAATCTTTGGATTTATTCCTATAACAGGGGTATCGTTTGTAGTAGATGTGTTATCTTGTGTAGGTGCCGGATCAGTCTGTTGTGCTGGAATTAAATCGTTAGTTACTGGTTCGGACTTTTGTGTTGCTGCATGAGCAGCAAGTTCTTTTAAAAATCCGGAATTGTATGCTTCGCCATATGCTGGCTCTGACTCAAACTTCATTTCGTTGCCTAAATTAGTCTCAGGCTGATAGTCTGGTTTGCTCTTTTCTACGTACTCCGAAGTTAAATCATGACGCGGATCGCTCTCCGTGTATACTGCAATCTGTCCTTCTGTGATACCAATATGCGAAGAAATGTATTTGCGTAAAAAATCAGAAGTGCTAGGATATGCTAAAACAATATCGCATATGAACACTTTTGTATTTCTTAGTTGAGGGAAATCCAATGGACTTTCCTGTAGTGGAGTTTCTTTGTAAGCTGTGGCTGATTTTAATTCGTACTTGCCCAAGCAACTTTCAATTACACCCTGCATGTCTTTAGACAGGACAGGAGTAGCAATTTTGATAGTATACTTGTACTCTCGTTTAGTACTATCTATATAGTCAAGAAATGTATTATTCATTGGTGATAACCCTTATATATCAATTTACTACTATTTATCAAAGATATTTCTTTTTCTTCTTCCGAGCACGGTTCCATTGCAGCGTGGAAACCCGCTTATTGAATGTAATCCCGTCTAAATGATCTAGTTCATGCAAAAAACATTTACAGTCGTAACCTTCTAAATCATACACTTGCTCGTTTCCATCCGAATCATAATAGCGTACAGTAACCCAATTAGGACGCTCTACAGGCACATAAACTCCAGGAAACGATAAACATCCTTCCCAATGTGTTTCCATTACTGTGGATTCTTCTTCAATTACAGGGTTAATTAGCATATCTATATCTTCATCTTTACCCATTACTAATATACGTGCATCTAATCCTACTTGATTTGCTGCTAATCCCACACCCTTATTTTCTTTCATTAGAGCAATCATCTGCTCTTTGATCTCCTGGAGATCACCAATTGGATTCTCAAAATCAAAAGGCTTCATCTCGTTAAATAATACATCACTTGGGTATGTGTTTATCGTTAGATTCATCTGAGTTCGCTTTCCTCGAGTCAATGACTCTTGCTAATAATTCGTTTCTGTCGAATTCTGCCCCACCGTCATTGTCGGAGTTGCCCATGTCTTTGCTACCGGCCATTTCCCAATCTAATTTCGCTTTTTTCAACTGTAATTCGATTGTCTTTAGTTTTCTATTTACCTTCGCATCCTTGGCATCCATTGCTGTTTTGAGCATCGTGGCTGCTACTTCAAAGATTCTTGCTGCATTGGCATCGGGCACATTCATACCTAAGTCGCACAAATCGGTATAGGATTTTATCGCCTTAGTAGAGACATCATCCATATCTTTGTCGTGCTCGTTAAGACCACTAACTGATGACAATGCATTATCTATTTTTTCTATATGAGTTATTGAATTTAAGATCTCGTCGGATTCGGCGAGCAATTCTGTTACAGTCTTTTCTTCTTCGGCGTGATCGTCTTCATATTCTGTACTACTTATGTCGAACGTTTCGTCTAAGCGTTTTGTCATTGTTATCTTCCATAGATATCATCTTCGGTAATGATTCTAAACTTTATACCATTACGGTCACAAAAGTTTACTGCCGCTTTCCATTTTGCGGCATTCACTGCTAAACGATACTTATCTCTTTTTGATTTAGCATGTTCTAGGAAGGTTTCTTTCTTTGGCTTTACTTCGATTAATTCTGTACGTTTATTGCCGTGCTTATCTACTAACGTAATAAAAAAATCAGGCACATATATGGATTGCTTGTTTGAAACTGGGTTGAAATAAGGTATTCTAATTCCTTCAGATAACCACTCGACAATACTAGGATTATTATCACACCAGCGCATGAAGGTCAATTCCCAAGAGCTACGATAAAAGGGAAGGGTATTACCTGTATATTTTTCCGGATTCTTAACTTCGTAGACGCCCTTTAGGGTTTTACTCATGTTATTACATTTCTATTCCGAAAACTATCCTTGTTATCATTCTCAATGAGCACCATAATCTGGTCGGTAGGCGGGCGGAAAAAGTTAATAGAAATATACGATTCAACACTTAATGTTACTTCTTCGTTATCTCCAAACGCATAAGCAAGAGCAATAGGTGTAGTATTTGCGACTTTAGCAGCATCATTTATTAATAACGACATACTATCTGCATTTGTAGCTGATACCCCTCGCTTCATAAAGTAAGAACGAACAGCATAGAAACTATCTTTTGAAATAGAACTAGGCTCGTAATCATGAGTTCCTAATATTATCTCGGCTGCTTCGACAGCTCTATCATTTCCTAATGAATCTGCAAACGTGGCTTGAAGTTTACCGCTTAAATTCTTAAATCGCTTCTTTGTTCCGTGGCGAGCATAGGTATCTGTACTAAAACGTTTTATGGCCATTATTTACTAACCCTCTCGGTGTCTTTATAAGCAGTGTCTTTGGATTTTGCAGTAGATGAAAAGGACTTGGTTATTCCTCCTATCGACGAGGTTGTGGTAGTTTTCAATATTCCGCCTGCCGCCCGCTTTGGATCAATTGGGTTCTTTATTTCGCCGGTAAATATAGAATCGCCGGCTGCTCTACTTGCTTGCCTAGGAACATCGGCAACATAACTCTTAGTTCCTTGTTGTACGTTAGAAGTTGCGCTGTTTATTGCACCTATACCTGCTCCGAGAATAGGGCTGTCAGGCGGGATAGGTATGTTTAGATCTGTATCAAATAGCACACTTAACAAACCTTTTTCGCCGGCTTTTGTTGTTTCATTTGGAGGAGTATGCGGAGAATCTTTAAACTTACCACGGACTTTTCCATATACGTCATAGTCGTTTGGTGTAAATCTAGTATCACTATATATTACATCTTCGTATACAAAAGTCATAGACATTTCCACTAAATCGCTTACACCAGAATACATCAATGTGTCGTGGTTAAATGATTCAATCCTAGGATGCACTATAGTAGTTTTCTTAGCAGCATGGCCTCTATGCTGCACTATATCTATACTATCAATTAAGTATTTAAGCTTGTCTACCTTATCCGACGTTATAGCTTCTAATTCCGGAGTTTTACGACTGCCACTAAACTTCCGACGGTCATTAACTTGGTTTGTTAGGTTATAACCGAAATTCTCAAATGGATCTTTACCATATTTATTTCCGTATACACCGTCGAAGAACTCAGCTTGTTTAATCTTGTTATCGCCGCGGCTAGAATAGTCTGCTTGAAGTTTATCAAGACCATCTTTGAAGTAAAATTCATAGTACATTTCCCAAAATCGCAGGGTCTTACCGTCTGCCACATCGTGGAATGTTAATGTCATTGGTTTAAATTGTAAACGTGTTTGAGAAACACGCTTTCGGTTATATTGGTTTAATATATCGGTGTCAATGTCAACCGAAGGCATAACAACTGACTTAGTGTACGGTATTAATACCTCAGTGGTATCTGGGCCTAAATACGATTCTATCCATGCTTTTAAATCCGTGTCCTTGTTTAATTTTATTCTAACATAATACTCAAACTTCAACTTCGGAGAGTTTGGTGTGTGGCCAGGTGCGCCTTTGAATGAAAAGTTCTCCGCTACCTGGGGTGGATCTTGAAGAAAAATACCAAGAGCTTTGTCGTAGGAAGTTGTCTTGTCTGTCCCCACAAGGAACTTTGAAATTCCACCAGCACCCTTGTCCAGCAGTTTCTGAACTGCTGGCCTTGTACCTTTCTTAAGATCTACCATTAGCTAGCCTACCTAAGTTATAGTACAGTAACGTTGTCTGCTGGCGATCCGCCTGAATTTGACATTGGGTTACCTAGGTCGGACTGATGCGTAGCATTGTCGTACCGTATGGTTAATGATATTTCTACTGGATCACTTGACGCATAATCCAGATCACTGTAATCTGCATTACTAACGAAGCAACCTTCTAAACGCCAGAAATCAAGCACGCCGTCTGTCGAACCATCCATTGTCTGTATTTCCATACTAAACTTATAATCAGCTCCTGATAATGCAGATGTCTGTTCGTAATGGTTAATTTGGCGTTGTACTTGCTCGCCAACTAATCCTACTACTGACCCAGTAATATCATCGCGCATCTTAAGCTCAACAGTTTCCCATTCGTGCTTAGATGCAATGTAAGCCTTAGAGTTGTAAGCATCGATTGCAATCGGTTCTTGTCCTAGTTTTGGTCTTGTCATCGTCATTACATTTTGCGTAAGGTCGGATGCCAGCCCAGTTGCATCTGAGCCTCCAAAATTTAAAAATATAACACGAAAGCGATATTTTTGTTTCGGATGTAACATACCAGCTACTGTGTTTACCGGTACACCAAATTTTGAAAGTGTTGTTTCAGCCATTATTCTATCTCCTGAATAGTTTCTTTACATTATTTATCATTATCCAGGAGTTTTTTTTTGGCTGGCTATTTAAGTAGGTTTGCTTTCCACTCCCATTTAGAAGAGCCACAATCCCATATACGATTATATCCTTGCAATAATCTATTCTC